GCAACTTTAGACCACTATTTCGCGCCAACCAACAACAAGCACTACTTGGTACAAGCAACCCTTACTAGAGACAAGCTCCCCGCTAGTCGCGGGGCCCCATAAGCACAAGAACCGACCGGGGGAGGGGCCGTCATCCCCCGGACCCCCGCCGGGACTTCTAAAAAAGCGCGGAAAGAGATTCTCACAGCTCAAAGTCAGCCTATGAACCATGCAAGAGCGAGGAGCAAGAATTGGTGTTTCACGTCATATGACGAGTCGGAGCCGGATCTTGCGCGACACCAGGAGCATCTCACCTATTACATCTACCAACCTGAGCGAGGAGTCCAAGGAAGAAGACATTTTCAGGGATATGCCGAATCTAGAGAGCGAATTGGAGTCCGAGAGCTTCAGTCCTTCATCGGATCCAGGGCCCACTGCGAGATCGCGTTCGATCCAGAGGCCTCACGTCTCTACTGCAGGAAGGAATCGACGCGTGATGGTGTCACCACAGAGTGGGGACTCTTCAGAGGAAAGAAACAGGGGTCTCGCACAGACATTGGTACAGCTTGCGACACCATCCGACGAAGTGGTCTTGGAGCCTGCATTAAGGAACATCCTGAGACCTTTGTCAAGTACCATGGGGGACTCACGATCTACGCAGCTCAGCAATTTGATCCCCGACGCTGCACTGACGATCCCCCAGATGTGCGAATTTACTACGGCGTTACTGGAATTGGTAAGACAAGAAGCGTCTACGCACAATACGGCAATGACATCTATACTAAGGACGATAGCAAGTGGTGGAACGGCTATGCGGCACAGAAATGCATCCTCTTCGACGACTGGGTGGGGTCCGAGGAGATATCGCCAGTATCCCTACTCAAGATATGCGATCGGTACCCACTCCAGGTACAGACCAAGGGGGGGTATGTACCGCTGGCAAGAACAACAACAGTGATCATATTCACAACGACACAACACGAAAACTTTTGGTACGGAGGAACAAAACACGAGGCAAATTGGTGTAGTCAGAGAGCGGCCTGGGACCGAAGAGTTTCAGAGAGGCGTACTGAATGGACTCAACCATAGACAGTATACCGAAACTTCACATGCCAGTACACCTCCACATCATAATTAATAATAGGCTGAGCACCAGTCGATGGGCCACCACCAGCAGAACCGTAACCATTATACGCAAACAAAAGAACAATGTACCCCCCTACCGCGACCGAACGGTTCTGCGTAAGCCAACGATTACCGATAACATACTCCGAGGAAGTATAATCAGCACCATTGTAGGCTGCTCCAAGATAACGTGGCCAGAAGGTACGAACGATAGGCCCATAAGCGGAGTGCTGCTTGGCACCATATCGAGCACGATTGGCAAACGTTCCATCACCGTTGGCAGGCAACGGCTGAGTAAGGGCTAAACTTGAGTCACGCTCAATGTAAGAAAGATGACGAGAAGTAGAAGGAAGATACTGAGCGACAGGAATCTGACCCGTGGCGGCGTTGGTCACCACGGTCTGCGGGAACGACCGGATCCCGAGGGGCGGACGCAGCACCAAAGTCGCTTTCGTAAGGAAAAACTGATCATAGATCTGAGCATAAGTAATAAAAGAAGGATCGGAAGGAACACCAGAGGTGGGATTTGATATGTCATAGATACGGAACTGAAACGCGTAACCAACCGCGTTAGCGGGAGAAGCGGCGGCGCTTGCCATACTTACGATGGACACGGGAGCGAAAGCGCTGAAACTTGTTCCGCCGGCCACCACGATACCGGCGGAAACTTCTTCGGTTTTGAAAACGCTGGCGACGTACTGGGAAAAACCTCGGCCGATACGAGGATGATGAACGCGACGGCGCATAGGAGCGCGTCGACGACGAACGGAACCACGACGACGGACGGAACGTCCGCCATAAGTTCGCCGCGGCATTTATAAAGGGAAGATAACGGGAATAATGAAACAGCGAACTACTATAATAACGATTACTAGACACAGGACGCCAATTGTACTCCTGTCCTGAGTAATCACCCATGCAAACATCTGCGCGCCATCAAAAGGCGGGAAAAAGTGGCCAGAAGTGGTCTAAAGGTAATACTA